CTGACGACTACATTCAGCTTAAACAATTAACCAAGGGTATACCCTAATGCAACCCTCAATTAACGTGGGAGAGATTTATGCTGTGGTGTATGACGCTACTCAACAGTTCAAAATAGAATCTATCTCAATCGCCGCAGACTTAATTAATTATAGTTATCCAAACGAACCTATTCGGGGAATTAAAACTGGTCAATTATCTGCGGTGTTGCATGAGATCTCGCTTGGTAACTACGTTTTATACCAACCAATGATGGGACTTAAAGAAATATTAGATAATGCCGAAAAGGAATCTAAACTAGCGTTAGAGAAAGTACCTTGCTATCACAGGTGGAAAACCTATACGGGTCTTACCAAATCTTTTTTTTACTGCGAAATTTGTGATGAGAAACAAGGAAACTAATCTTCGAGTTCATTGATAAAAGTTTTTAGCTCGTTGATAAACGACCTACCTTCAGTCTCTAGGCATTGTAGAGAATTCATGCCTCTCTTTGAGATGATAGGCTTATAGAGAAGTTCCTTCACCTCTTTAAGTGACAACCCCTGATGCTTCTTAGAGCCTCGGGAAAGGAAATGAACCAGCTCTACGAGCTTTTCCTCGTAGTCTGACATGATCTTTGACATTTATTTTTCGATTCTTTTTAAGATCTCTAGATCTTTTTCAGTTACTCGTCGAACTTCGTTTACCCTTTCTTCAGGAGTCTTGAAATGTGGTTTTACCCATTCCAAAGTTCTAGCTTCAGAATGTACGAAATTGTAGACGTATTCTTGAGGAACGATGTACGAATAGCTGAGTTCTCGACTGTTTGAGGCAAAAACCAAACCCGCAATCTGACCTTGGGAATTATATACCGCACTGCCTGAGTTACCAGGTTGGATCGTGTCACTTGTGTATTGAGAGTCATAAACTTCAACTACTGGCATACCGCCTAGCATTCGGCAATATCCTTGAGTTTCCAGGCTTTCCTCTTCCATCGGAGTGCACTTACGAATGCCGGTTATGATAGGGATCACAACCTTAGAAGAAAAGTGTCCTTTAACCATAGTAAAGGGAGCTAATCTAGGATGTCCAGCTACGGTAGCTTCCGAATACAGTTCAGGAGCTTCTTCAGCAACTTCAGTGTTAACTTTCAAGTTGTTGCGAACCTTGATAAGACAAAGGTCGTGAGTGTTTGATTTTTTAAACTCAGTTACGAGATACCGACCGTTTTGCTGAGCAATGAAACCACCTTCATCTACTACTCCACAAACGTGTCTATTAGTTAGGATGATGCTTTCGAGCTTGTCAGAATGTAGAATCACACCAGTTCCGCCGCTGTTGCCTTGAAGATTAAGAACTGCTACGGTAGCTTTCGCGTATTGTTCCGTAGTATTAGGTCGGAGGGTGTTTTCTTGAGTGAACCAAGATACCGCTGCGAGTATGATCGCGGTTGCAGCACCAACTTTAAGTGCTCGGGTTGCATAGGTTTTCAACTTCTGTAGTAACGCTAACAATTTTTGTTTCATTTGTCCTCTTGTTTAATGGAACCCTTGTCCGGGAACCGTCTCGTTTTTGTCCACCATCGCAGCTTCAAAGCCGTTAATGATATCTCCGATCACTTCCACTTGGGAAGCTATTGAGTCTAGAAAATCTTCGTCTGAGGGTTCTCCGAGACCTCTAACATAAATGTATTGGTCTTGGAGTTGTTCTTGATAAACCTTTAAAGCAGTGAGCGAAGCTTGGTAGACGTTCTTTCGAACCAGCAAGCCTTCTATCTTTTCGACTTTGTCAGTCATATGATCTCGTCTATAAGTCCCAGTTTCAGAGTCTGTTCGGCAGTCAGGTAACAGTTTTTACTGCACATTTTCTCGAAAACCTTAGCTTTTGTTTTGCCCTTGCTGAATTCTTCATACAGCCGGTAACAGTGCGCTTCGAGTTCTTCGGTATGCTTAAGTTCTACCTTAAGCTCAGACAAACTACCTCTTATCCAATCAGAGATTTCGTGAATCATAGCCCATGAGTTTTTACCCATAAGCCGCTCATCACCAGCTCCAAGAATGAAGGTAGCCGCCGACATGATCTTACCCAAACCCCTTGTAACAACATGACAAGGTGAGTTTCGAATCCTATCTATCATCCCTAGCATATCATAAACGCTACCCCCATATGAGGATATTTCTACACGCACGGGTTGATCAGGAGTCCGATCAAATTCGTCAAATGCTTTCTGGAAAAGCTCTAGGGATGAGCTATCTATGTCGTCATTGAGATAGATAACTCGTTCCTTAAAGTTGACGTTATTGTCGAATATGTTGTTGAAGTGGGTCTCGTCTTTAGTTAGACGATTCACCTTTCGATGCTTCTGCTTTAGGCGCTTCATTTGGAGTTCCTGTGATTGGAGTCACGTTTCCACCGTTAGCGGCTTCAGCTGTAGCTTGAGCAACAGCGTCGGCAGCGGTCTTAGCTTCTGCTTCCGCAGCTGCCTTCTTAGCTTTGATATCAGCTTTTTTAAGATCGTAGTCCATCTTAGTCTGTTCTACCGCAGTGCGAGAGAGCGGTACGTAGATCTTGTGAACGTACACCTGAAATTTAGCATGTTTGTTCGAAAGTTCAGGACCATAGTTGTCAGGGAATTTAACCGAGATTTCTTTCGATTCGCCGATATTCATGCCCACGAGTTGCTCCTCAAAGCCTGGGATGAGGGTACCGTTGCCAAGTCCCAAGATCACGAATTTTGAACCATAACCGCCATTGAAGTACATCGGATCACCGTCAGCATCGAGTTGGTCAGAACCATCTTCGTTAACCAAGCGACCTAGGTAATCGATCATTACGTAGTCGTTTTCTTTAGCAGCTGATTTACTGTCGACTGCAGCTGTGATCGTTGATAAAGAATTGACTTCTGGTCCCATGTTTTGTACTGCGCGTACTGTCTGAGACAGCATCTGACCTAAGAAGTTTACTTGTTTTTCAGCTCCACTAAGACGTTGAGCAAGTTGTTGGGCTAGTTGTGCGTTGTCTTGCAACACTTCACCTTTGGTTGGTTGTGGTGCTACTCTAAAGCCTTTGCGTGGGGTTCCGTTATTAGTATCCATTGTCTCTCCTATTTAATTTGGTTGGGATTCAAATTCCAAATCATCTGTTGGAATATGAAAGGTTGCGCCCTTTTGGGTCATTACTAAAGATCGTCCGTTTTCGGACTTCTTAACGTAAACTGTTGAATTCGAGTCCACCTTACTGCGAAGTTCTTTTGGAACATTCTCAAGGGTTAGAATAATGGCTTTCAGTACCGAATTGGCATTATCAACCTTAGGAATCGAGGGATCTTCTTTTGGTAAGGTTTGAGGGTTTGGGTTGGTAAAAGTGGTTTTTCCAACTACCGTACCGCCCGTGGTTTTATTTTTAAGAGTCGTGATGAGATCTTTGAGAATCTTAACATCGTCTTTGGTGAGTTCCGAAGCTTGGGGAGTCTTTAAAACGTTGCTTTCTTTATCCTCAGCCAGTTGAGTACAAGCTTTTTTAAGCTCTTCCATGACTTGTTCTTTCACTTCTTGAGGTAGTTTTGACATCTTAGGAAAGCTAAATTGTACCGAAAGGTATGCATTTTTAACGGCAAGTTCGCGTTCCAAACGTTTAATTTGGTCTTGTAAAGATTCACTCATAGAAAGACTTTAACATCTCCGGCCTCCCCAGTCAAGTAGTAATTTAATAGTTGACAAAGTTAGGTAGGTTTGTTAGGGTTAAAAACAGGACAGGTGCCAGCACGGTGATAGACGACTGTGGCCCCATCGTGGTGAAAGCTGGCTAAGTGATAAAGATTGAGCTAAACCCAGCCTGATCTCAACTTTAAAAGGAGTTGTTATGGAAGAGAAAATGACTTTACAGAAATTTATTGATCGTTTAAATGCCTTGCCAGATGATGTTAAAAGAAAAGAATGTCGTTCCTTTGATTTCTCTGGAAGTAAAGAAGACTTGGAAAGGTATTTAGAAAGACAAGGATGGTTGGATTGGGATGAGGATGGAGAATTCTTCTCTATTATATTTTAATGATTACTACTTTAAAAGGAGCTGTTATGGAAAAGAAAGTACTAAATCAAGCCTTAAAGGTTTTGATAAGCAAGTTGGAAAAGACGGAGAAGTTCGCTTTAGAACAAGCTCCCGAAATTTGTAAAGAGATGGTAAAAGAGAAGATCTTTGATGAATCAGTAGATCTGGTAACTCAAAGTTTACTATTAGTGTTTTTTTTGATTTTGGGTACCGTTTTTTATAATCTAGGAATGCACTACGAGCCTAAAAGTGCTTGGGATAGTAACGGAGGATTTATAATTGGTTTTGGAGTCGGCCTTCCTGGATTACTATCTACCATAGTTCTTGGATTCATAGTTCAAACTATAAAACATCTTTGGTACGTCAAAAACTGTCCTAAACTCTTTTTGCTTAGAGAATTCCGAAGACTGTTGAAATAACCCATGCCTAAGAGAAGTACAGCTCAACGAGCACGCCAAGACACAGAACACCGAACCAACGGCAAATACGCTAAGGTTAATCCGTGTTATGCCTGTGGTAGAAGTGCTGGTGTAAATTATTTTTCTCACCCTCTAACTGATACCGGAGATTGGGGCGATACCGCGTTGGTGTTGTGTGCTAGGTGTTCAGATCTTACACAAGAGCTTACTAATGTTGAGGATTTTTTAAAATATAAAGAACAGTTTGGTGATGCAGCATACCAAGCGTGGAAGAAACTTAGAGGAGAATGACCGTGTTAGTGACTTATAAAAAAGAGATACAAGTATACGACTGCAATAGTAGATCCTTTGATCGAATTTTGTTAGACGCGGAAGAAAAAGCTATACGTTTTCTAGAAGCCTTGGATGAATACCCAGCCGATGCAAAGCTGAATTTGGATCATATCCAAGTAGATATAATGAGTTCTCACATCGAAGATCGAACAAGAGAATACTCTTTTACCTTAACCTATTCAATTTACGAAAAAGAAGGAGCCTTAGATGAATGATTGTGATTGCAAAGATAAGTTAGACCTTATACGTGATCAGCTATTTAAGATTAGAATTGCCTTAGCAGAAGCAAGAGTGAGTACGGAAAATACTAATGACATTAAATGGGAACTTGCTCAAATCATTAAAGACGACTGGGACCGTCGGATGGGAGAAGATTCATGAAATTTTTATTTATTTGGTTGATGCTTTTATCTGGATGCAGTAAGCCCGAAGTATGCCCAGATGGTAGTTTAAATGGTTACTTAATTCACTCTTTAGATGATAAAGTTTCAGCATTTTGCGAAGACGTGATGGGGAATGACCTGGGGTTTATCGGTACAAATTGTTATTTTTCCGGTAAACGCGTTGCTCACAAACTTTATATGATAGAGGGTATGGTGAGTCGTACAAAATGCTACAACACCGGCGGAATTAAACTGTGAAATACAGTCATCGCTTAAATAAACTACTTAATCGTAAAATTTTTGTAAATGCGCTGGAGTGGTGGTTGGAGACTTTAGATAGAGACAAATCCGTAGGGATACAGACATTCCGTTGGCGCGGTGGTAAACATTTGAGCACAAAACAAGCGAAACTTATTTTGCAAGAAAAGTTATATGAAAAAAAACCTAAAAAATCAATGAAGGTTGTTAAAAAATGAGAGAATGGGGAATCTGGTATCGACCGCTATACGGGTATATGACTCGGTTGTTTGTAACTGTGAGAGCTAATTCACACACCGCTGCCATGATGAAATTCTATTCAGAATATGATGAAAAATGTGATGAAGTTCTTTTGGTGGAGTTACTGAAGTGACTAACCTAAAAAACGCTCTACCGCAGGAGCGTGACGAAGCTGACAACGACATTTCGGGTGAGTTTTACCGACGACTGGTTTCCACTGACTTTTCGGTTTACCGTCGTTCGTCCCATTTGCTTGCAGCTGTTTCAGAGAAAATAAAACAGGCTCGCCGTCTGCGTCCACGTAAAACTTCCGGCACCACTGGCAAAGATTCCCGTCGTTCTTAACAGTCTTAAACACCACTGCATCTTCGGGATTCCTACCGCTTATGACCGATTGAGCCGTGATTCGATCCATAGTGGCATCGTTAATGTAGTCTGTTAGAACCGAAGTAAAGGCACTATCAAAATTGGTTTGTATGACTTCCTTGATACCCGCAAGAGCAGCTATCAGAGCCGTGAGTTCTTTTTGTTCTTGCTTGCGCTTTTGATCCAAGCTTCTCATGCGTTGGACTGCTAGTTCTTGTCTAAGACTTCGATTAGCTTCCAAGATCTTAGCCCTAAGTCTTTTCTTGATATCTGCCTTAGTGTTCTCGATCACTTCATTCATGGCTTGGAGCCCATGCTCTAAAGTGTGGATGTGAGTGTCATTTACGATAAGGTTACCGCTTAAGCGTTCGGCTTCATCTAGCAAGTTTTGAATGGTATCCGTTCTGTGGTAACCTTCTTCAGGTCTTAGTCGGATAATGCGGTAAAGTAATAGCCAAAGTGCGGTACGAGTGATAGGTCTAAGCTCGTCGATACGTTCTCTCTGCTCGCTTGAAATCATGGAGTATCCCAATAGGTTCAACGCCAACATAAGATAAGCGTCTTCCACTAATTGGTCGATACGGTCCATTGAAGCTTTACTTATGAGCATTGGTTTTTAGCTCCGCTTCAATTTCTTCCATTAAATTGTCTAAAATTGATTTATTTCGAGAACAGACGTAATCATGAAATTCGTTGAGTGGTTCGTCGTGGTATCGTTCGGTATCCGAACACTCTTTTTTAAGCTTTGATGCTTTTTCCAGGATCTCTTCGGCGTCTGTTAATGTTTGTCCCGGTTCCAGCGTAATCTTCACTTTCATATTTTTTATTTTCCCGACGTTCAATATGCTTCATGCGACTCTTTTGTTTCTTTCTCCACTTCTTCTCAGGACCATCTTCAACAAAACAACAGTACCCTTTGGTACGTTTTTTCTTGAAGTTACTTAGATTCATCGAAGTGGTTTTTTGTCTTTTCGATTGTCGTTGATGCCGCCCATACTGAGTTGTTGTTTTTGAGCTTTCTCGTCGATCTTAACGCCTCTAGCTTTTTCTTGCTTAGCAATCATCTTTTCAATAACAGACTCTACGTCCTTATGTTCTTCTACTTGTCCGATGTTATCGTATTTTTTGATATCCAAAGGCTTAGCACTTTTGAAAAGATCCGCCATAGACGGTCTTTGAGGAACTTGCCAGTTTGTTAGTTTAATCTCTTTCTTACTCATCTTTTTTCTTATCGAAGTAGTATTCCACTACCGTAGGTTGAGATTTTTGAGTCGCTTCAGTTTTAGCTGCGAGCTTCGCTTCATCAGCTTCTTTTTTATCAGCTTTCTCTTGATCTTCTTTTTGAGTACCAACTTCTTTGTCAGCTTGTTCTAAAATCTGGTCGATCTCTTCGTTTAAACTATTAAGATCGCTACCACCTTCTTCGCCTTCGCCAGGACCGCCTTCAGGAGGCATACCGTCTGGTCCCATACCTTCTTTTTGCTGTTCAGCTTGAAGTTTCATTTGTTTGTATTGGGTGTAGGTCGCGTTCATTACGATATCGCCGTCATCAATAGGAGCTGCTCCCATTTCTACCCGAGCTTCGTTGAGTGTTTTCCAAACCTTAGTTTCTTTTTCTAAGCGGTCGATCTCTTGGCTACGAGACTCGGCTTGAAAACCTACGAACTTGAACTCATAGTTGCTGGCAAGCTTAGGGTCCCAATAACGTAGGATGTGGTTATTGACCAAGTTTTCGATATAATCCAAAAGTGGTCTAAGACCTTTGTCTTTTGAAGCTTTGAGCTTTTCTTCGTTGTTAGCTTCTTGTAAAGTTGAAGTGCTGTTCTTTGAAATGTCGAAGTTGATCTCAGCTGGATCGATTTGATAAATAGCGCATGAGATTCGGATGAGATAGTTCATCCACTGTTCGAATTCCATCTCACGGTTTGATTGAGCTAAAGATACCCACTTAACTTCGTCGGCCATACCGATGATTGGAGGACGGAATGCGTTGCGGGAGTTTACTACTTGATTAAACCATTGACGTTTAAAAGCTTCGAGCTGACCTCGATTGATGTTATCACCTTTGATGTGAAGGATGCCTTTAGTGCCGATACCTTGAGTAAAGAAGTTTCGGTTGTGGGCTTCTGCAAATAAGTGAGCAGTTACGATCTGAATCAAAAGTTCAAGTTCACCTGGAGCGTATCCGTTGTCTTCTGGATCTACGGTTGGGTTTGCTGGTTCGAAAACAAGTTCGTCTTCAGTAAACGCAGCTACGATCTTACCGCGAACGAGTTGAACATAACGGTAAGGTTTTTCAGGATCAAATCTTTTCTTGGTGTGTTCGGCGTCTACTACGAGATCTTTCAACATTTTTTGGTAAGCAGCTGAGCTAGTTTCCGAAACGTATTTAATAGTACCGGCGTCTACTGGATAAAAGTGGTGGAGTTTGTCGCCGTCTTTAGTTGGGATCAATTCAATAGCACCGTAGTTGTACACCATGCGGTTCCAAATCACCGACTTCATACACTTATCGAAGTCCCAGCGTTTATGGGTAGTGTCCGTTTCATCCTCAGCCATACCGCAATGCAAAATGAACTCGCTGATGTTTGCTATGTCTTTATCTTGTTTAGTTTTAGCTTTTTGACGTTTAGTGTCTAGTTCGTGTTTTAGTTGTTCGTAAGCTTCATCTTCGAGGTTTGGATCTGCTAGTTGCATCTTATCGTCATCATCGATATCTGCTGGTTTACGAGGAACTATAACCCAACCTGGAGAATACTTATCTTTTTGTTGCTTTAAAAAAGGAGCACATTGAGAAAGGCGAGTATTGATGATAGCGATAACAATGCTATCTTTACGTGCCATGTTTTTAAGCACGCCTGGTCCCAGCAAGCCGGTCTTTTCTTTGTAACCGTACTGCTGCTCGTCAGGGTAGCCGAGTTCGATGAAACTCTTACGTTCTAAAACTTCACCGTCAGTGCTTTGAGTTCGAGCTTTAGCGATGACGCCGTCTAGGTACGCTTCACCTGCTTCAACTACTTTTGAAAAAATAGACATGTTTTTACTCCACTTATCAGTATACCAGCGAATTTAAAAAAAGTAAACCGCTAGTTAATACCTGACTTGACTTATACACTAAACCAAAAAGAATCGGGATCGTTGGGATCTTCCTTTTCCTTCTCTTTTTCTTCCTTTTCTTTACGATTATCGTAGAACCTTGATACCCCCACGAAATCAGCTAAATCTTGAGCAGTAGGGGTTGCGATGAAGTTACCCATCGCGTCCTTGTTTTGAATCACATCTTCTTCTTCGATCACCGAGTATCCGACGTAGATCGGAGAAGTCTTATCGAACTGGTAAGAGCACAAGGCAATTACGATGGCATAATCGTCATGACAATTATTCGCTGCTGAGATCTGAATTTTGTTGCTGATATGTGACCTACGTTCTCTTAGGTCCTTAAGATGTTGGATGGCTATAGGGTTGTCTACCATGAGTAAGCTTTCAGTGTTAAGCTGAATCTGAAGCGAATACATCATCTTGATCTTGCTTTGATTCGATAGCTTGAATTCTTTTAAAAGACACCCTTCTTTAGCAAAGATCGGCTTTAGAGCTGCAAACGCATATTGGTCGGCCATACAATACGTAACGCCGTAACGCTTAAGGTACATACAAATCTGAGGTACGATTTCTTCCGGGTTTAACTCTGCGCCATTAGATCCTCGCCAGTGAATCAGAAGATCTATGTATACTTTTTCTTTCTTTTCTTTTTTATCACCTTCTTTTTCCATCACGAATTCTTTGTGTCCGATAGCGAATGCCCATAAGTCTTCTCGGGCAGCGTAGTCGGTTGCCGCTACGTAACGATAGCCTTTTTGAGGGTCTTGTAGCTCAAGTCCTTTGATGATCGAGCGTTCGATTGCTAAAGGATCAAGGTAAGACGCTTCGGAGGCGGTGTATTGTGCTCCGTACTCTCGGTTGAAAAAGTTGATACCCTTTTTCTTTTGCTTCTCAAGATATTTGATAGCGATGCTAGGGTTCGCTACCCAAGTAGGAACTTGCATGTGCAAAGTATCAGCGTCGGTACGATTCTGATAGTCGTTGAACATCAAACCAGCTTGTCCGTTCGGAGACGAAATCTTAAGAACCAATGCCATGCCTTCTACAGTTTGAAACTGAGACAATGCCGGAGCCAACGCTTCGTAGATGCCTTTGTCGGTGTTTTTGGTGTCATTGCCTTCAATACCGAAGAAGCACGTTTCATCCAGAATCGCAAAGGGAACTGCCATACCTCGGATCTTCGAGATATCAGCGGCCATAACTTTGATCACCACTTTGTTATTGAGTTTGATTTGTCCCCCGGTGATACGAGAAGGATTTTTCATGTCGTCTTCGGAATATTCTTCTTGGAACGAATCGATCTTACCGTCTAGGTACTTACCGAACAACCAAGGACTCCTCAAGAAAAAGTTTTTTATCGCCGCGTAGACTTCTCCCGCTTGTTCTTTGGTGGGGGAGATGATTGGGATTGTTGCATGTGGCGATGTGCCAAGATATGGAGTGTAATCAAACTGAGTAGCATAATATATCGCAAGGCCAGCACCGATGGTAGTACTTTTACCGCTCCGTCTGCCGAAACAAAGAGAAGCATCGGAATAGTGTGAGGGAGCGTAATCAGATTTACCGCTATAAAATTTAAACATCTCGACTTCATTTGTGAAGTCCTCCGTATCATAAGGATGAGCCTTGAGAATCACGTTCTTGGTGTCGAGCGGTTCTGCTCGAATAGCCTTGAGTGTAATTCTTTGGATTGGCGAAAGATTAGTTACCGTCAAGACTTCTTCAAAAAAGTCTATGATGGATTCGAATTGTACTTGACTCATTAGTTTAATTTTTTATGTTGGGCTTCTACTACGTTCATGGCTTCCTCTAAAGTAAGCTTAACTCCTTTTTTCTTAGATTCCAATACCAGCTTCATGGCGTTGTCTAAGTTGTAGTGAGTGTGAACGTGACTGATCTGTTTCTGATCTACCCCACCTGCTTTTTCTTTGTGGTGGGAGCTGTTAAATTTTTCTAAAGCGTTGATGAGTTTTTGCATCTCTCCAGCAACGGGAAGCGGCATGTCTGACAATAGAATTTTTTCCATTTTCAGGAGCGATATTCTCAGGCATCTAGCAGCGATGTCGTGGTTGCCAGAGTTGATAGCATCCCGGGTGACGTTGGGATCGGAAAGCTTTCTAAGTTCTTCAAGCATAGGACCTTGAAGTTCATCGAGGAGTCGTTTCTCTTCCTTCCAGTTCTCGTCGTGGGCTAGTTTGTATAACGTCGATTGGGCGATCAGGTTCTCGTTGTCCCGATGAATCTGGAGTAGTGAGGTCCCTTTCATATAAAGGTCTTTGAACCTCTTCACGTCCTCGTCGTTGAACCTTTCTCTTTTTTTGGATTCTTCCATCGTCAAATAACCTTTTGATAACTTTAAGATGTTTTTCAAGTCGTTCGGCGTACTCGCCTCGGTAACTGTGCGTAAAGCTGTGATAACGCGTATACCACTTCCGACCTTTTCTCTTGTCTATTTTATCATACTTGGCCTTAAGTTCCGATAGGAGTTTAAAAGTTTCTCCTATCGCGTAGTTATCGTCGGTGAGGAGTAGTCCTAGGTCTAACTTTCGGGCTTGGATAGTTTTGTAATGCATCTGGCCTATGCCGAAGTCCCTGCTCAGGTAGTTCACGGCCTTAAGGTCAAAGTTGGACTCTTGTTTAAATATGGCTACTGCGATCTCCCACTCCACTCCGTACTCTTGACTATACTCGTTTATGATCCCGGAATAACTGGTGATTTCGGGTTGCGGTAGGGATGGATTCAACGCTCGGATTGCAGTTGCGATGTCGGTTTGACTTGCTCCTACACTTAAGGGCAAAAGCAAAGACAAAAGTAATATAAATCTCACTCGGCTTCCTTGCGGTTCTTTTTATACCGCTTAACTTCCACCGTGATTTTATAGTCGTGAAGGTATTCCTTAACGAGATCCATAACTTTGTCGATGAGCTTTTCTTTGTTAGTGAGCAAGCCCCTCCAGAACCCCAAGTACAATACTACATGGATCTCACGCTTGTTGGGGAAGAGGTTCGGATCAGGCATGAAGTATTCTAAGTATTTGATCTTAGGGAAATTAACGTAAATGTTCGCTACGATGTTGTTGTGGGCGATCTTGCTTACTATGCCATATTTCATGAGCCAAGCGTCACCAGCAGCGAATACTTTTTCTAAATCCTGAACGGATTTTTCATCACTCATCTTTCAATAATACGGGATTAGGTGGGGTTTGTCAAATTAAAAACCCTCTGGAAAAACATAGTAATTCCAAAGGGTTCTTGGGGATCACGGGGTCGCTTAGGGTAAATTTTAGTCGGAGTCTACGAGTACTAGACCTACACTTTTTTCTTCAAACTCGCTATGAGACATCAGAGCACCGTCGTCTACTGAACCTCGGGTTTTTGCAACTTTGAAAATCCGGTCTGCGGGAGTTTTGGTATCATTTTTATTGGCATTAATGCGTTGGGTGATTTCATCCAAAGTGTAGTTTAAGCAAGTAACCGATCGGATAGCTTCTTTTACTTCATCGATTGAAAAACCTTCGGTCTTGGTAACCCACTCTTCTAAGTTTGGAATTTCACCTAGCTTTTGCTTAACATAGTAACCACGAGTCTCGGCAGATGGGAACTTCACCTCAACTACGATAGAAAACCTACCAGGACGGCGGATTCGAGTCGGGATATCGTTGATGTGGTTTGTGGTAGCCATGTAGATCACGTTGTCTTTTTGAATTTCTCCGTCAAGGATGTTAAGTAGTTTTCCTTCAAAAGACTTAAGCAAGGTGTCAAGTTCTTCGAAAATCACCAAAACGGGCGTTTCTGGTTGAACCGAGGTCAGAATCTCATAAGCGTTTGGTAGCAACAAAGGGTGGGGATTAAAAAATACTACACCACCGCGCTTGATGTGTTCTAGGGCTACTCGATCCACGATACAAGTCTTACCCGATCCTGGCAAACCGTATAACAAAACGCTGTGCTTATACAAGTATCCGTTTTTCTTAAACTTTTCTTTAGTATCCGGTTCCATGAACAACTCAAGTTCACTCACCACGTTATCATATTCGGTGTTCGGCAAGTCAACTAGTTCATCGTGTTTTATATCAAACCGCATAATGTGGAGTTGGCCGTTAGGGTCTTGTTGAAGTTGGTATGAGCCGGGTGGGAGCTTTTTGGCAACACTGATGTCGCCTGGGGCGGGGAGGTAGTCGTTGTCTTTTTGGATAAATTGGTCGTACTGCTTATTCATACCTAAAACTTAGCAGGTATGGAGGCAATAGTCAACGAAAATAGTACAAACCTAAGCAGATAGCGTCGGTTACGTCGTTATCGGCCTCGGTGAACTCTTTCTCGAATTCTTTATTTACGAATCGTACCGACAGAGTTTTATAGTTGATCACGGCTTTCTTGTTTTTCTTACGTCGCATAGTCGCGTTGTGCTTTTTGTCTGCTTCAGTGAGCTTAAGCCCCAACTTACCTCGCCATTGTATAGTATCAATAAATTGGACTATATCTAAAAGATCAACATTTTTTTGTCGAAGTTGCTCTAAAACCATCCAGTGTACGCCGTCTAAGGTTTTTTGAGATATCCGGTTTATGCCTCGATTGATTTGTTCAATCAGTATTTTCGAGGGAGCTTTTTCCAATATCATAGCGGTGACTTTCTCAGCCATACTGTTGATGGTGTAGAGTGCTCGCTTAGTGTTTACCCATTTGGTGTGACCCTTGGGCAGTTCCGGTTTGATTAGCCCGTACTCTAGTAGTTTTCCGGTATCTAATTCGTAAAGCGCCCATCCGGTACAGCTAGTTGACAAGTCGATTGCTAGTAAGGTTTTCATGGTAATTGGTCTACTACTTTTTTATAATGTTCGTAAAGCTTTTTGACGTAACTCTTCATAGTTTCAATCTCAAGCATGAGTTTTTCTCGGTGGGCGTTATCTCTGATGCTTCCCACCGTCGTATTGAGGTCTGAGAAATCATCATACATCAGTTTCAGAACTTTGATTGCGAGTTTGTAGTTAAGTTTTTCCACTACACCCTCTTATATTTCTTCACCCAACCGAACTTGAGGGCGTCGTTCATGCCGTGTTCTTCTACTTTTTGGGCTACTTCGTACTTGTCGTGGTGTTCGTTAAGTCGTTTTTTTAATTGTCGGTCTAGGTTTTTAGGTAAGAGTTTTCCCCTGCGAGGATCCTTTAGTTCCAGTGTTCTAGTTGAGACCGTGGTAGGTAATTTACGTTCCATGGGTTCGGGATTACCGCACGAACACTGCACCGATTCTTTCGCTCTTACGAGGTGCTCAGCTTCGCGTTTGCATTTTGTACAAACCATGGTAAAAAGAGGCACCTACTTCACTCCCTTTTCTGAAAAGTATAAGGGTAGTTCCTTCCACTCGCCGTTTTCGAATACTTCGGCTTTTACTTTACCAGCTTGGATATCGTGTTGGAGTTCAACCCAAGTTTTAAACTCAGGGGAGTTAGCCATTCGTTCGAATGCTAGTTTGCGATTATCTGATTGTTT